ACGTCAGATCACCTTCACAGGGCCGATGTACGAAAACCCTGGTATCAACAATGGCCCTGCGAATGACTTCCCGGCAGGACTGTTGTCGACATCTAGTCGTGTCTACAGCTACTTCCGTGACTCGGCATTGCCAACGGTTGGTCTGGGATATCAAACCGTAATCGCGCAATGACCGATTAGGATCTGACGTATGGGGATTCCGCTCACTCTCACGCTTGGCGATGACTCAGCAACTACCCTCGAACCCTGGGTTACTCCTGATTTGCTGGGTTTCGCCAAGGCCGAAGAGACTGTAGATCTCAACAGTGTTTGCATTGTTGCTTCCCAGCTTCTCTATATCCTCAGCGGTCGCCGCTATGGGATTCGTACCGAGACATTGCGTCCAGTAGCAGGCCAGCGTAATTGCGGATGGGGCGACCTGGCCAGGATGCAATACATCGCAACGGATTGGCTATGGCGTTATCGCTCGAATGAGGGAGCGCCGGACTCATTGCAGCTAAAGAGTCCGGTCCAATCGATCACGAGCGTCAAGGTCGATGGTGTGGTTCTTCCCTCATCTGCATACCAGCTCTACGACAACCGTTCTCTGGTTCGATTGCAAGATGCCTCTGGCATTTCATTGCGTTGGCCCATTTACCAGCGTCTCGAATTGCCGGATACAGAGGTTGGTAGTTTTTCTGTCACGTATTCATGGGGTATCCCGGTCCCTGAAGCTGGCAAGTTGGCAGCGCAGGTATTCGCAACGGAGCTTGCCCGTTATTTGAACCGCGATGAAAGCGCTTTCAGTGATCGAACAATCTCAGTCACCAGGCAGGGAGTCAGTCAGGCTTTAGATCCCACGCCTTTCTTGCAGGGAACGACTGGCCTGTTTTTCGTCGATGCTTTCTTGAAGACAGTTAACCCACATGGAGCGCGTCGGCGCCCATCTATTACATCCCCTGATTCTATTTTGAATGCGAGAGCAACGTGAGTACAACCGAGAATGAAGGCTTCCCAGCGCAACCAGGCGAAGCGCCATTGGAAGAAACTGTGGATGTCGAGACAACCGAAGTCATTGACGAAACGCAAGCCGAGCCCATTGCCGAAGACTCAGAAGTGGACGACGAGCCATTGGAAGAGTCGGAGGATGATGGCCCCAAGCTCATCACACCAAAGGGTAAAGCCAAAGGGTGAGATCACCTGCCGATGTATTGCAGACAACGAGCGATGTCTTCATTGCATTGTTACGGGCGCGTCCAGGGTTCGAGCTGCCAAAACGTAAGGTAATTCTTACCGGCGATTTCCCTTACGACACCGAAGAATTCGCGGTGTGGACAGGGATCGGCATGTATCCAGGCTTCCCTGGTCAGCCAATTACCCCTTATCAGTCAGTGACAGGTGGTTTTGTTGCACTTTCAATGGCCGTTAACGTTTCTCTTTTGCGCAACGTCCCTTTAGTAGATAACACAGGCAGACTCCCATCCGGCGATGTCCTGAATAAATCCAGTCTTGCGATTGCGGAGGATGGGCGCGCTTTGGGTGAATCTTTCTACGAGGCATACAACGCCAATACCATTGCGCCCTTTCAGGACAACCTTGCTCTATCCGGCGTCTCTTTCTTTGGCCCACAAGGTGGCATAGTTGAAACGCGTCTTACCTTTTCCATCCAACTTTAGGAGCCGATATGACCAAGACCGATGAAGCGCCAGTAGAAGAGCGACCCAAAGCAATCGATATCGATAGTAATGAGCGCGAAGGCAATGATGTTGCCACCCTTGTCGGCAGCGGAGCACCATTTATCACTGTGAAAGCGAACATGAACATCATGGGTTTGCAGACAGGCGAAATAGGGACATTCATCCAGACCGAAGAGATCCGTCTCTTAGCGCAATCTGGTTTTGTGTCTGTTGTCCGTGCCTAAGTCACTAGATGACGTTGAGTGGGTAGAGGCTCGCTCCACGGTTCACATTTGGACGTGGGTTCCTAATGAGCAAAGAATGATAAATCTCAAAGATCCAGAGACGATGGAGCTGGTAAATGCTGGCATGTTGATCGTGCTGGATGACGCAACGCGCGCCTTACTGCCACCTCCGCGGCGCATCGATGGCGTGAATGTCGACGGCAGCTGTTGCGGGAAGTAGTCTTAATGTTTGATGGGCACATATGTCGCACTTGATAACGGAGCGATAACAGAATTACTCCAAGGTCCGAGCGGGCCTGTCTATGCCGATATCGCCCGACGTGTTCTCAAGGTCCACGTCTATGCGGTTGAGCATTGTCCTGTTGTGACTGGGCGTTTGCGCAGTTCCATCCGTTGGACAATGGGCCAGGATGAAAAGGGCCTTGTGGGTATCGTGGGAACGGACGTTGTCTATGCGCAATGGGCAAGTGACCATGCAATCGATGAAACCCGGCGAGACTATTTAGTCGATGCCCTGAAAGAAGCAGGTAATTAGTGCCTAAGAAGACATTCACTGTTGGCGGTTCGCAAGAACAAGTTTCGTTCGATCTGGCAGGGCAGGACATTAAAGGCAACCCTATTATTCCGATTGAATTTCAGTGTAAGTCTGAGGTACAAGGCATGGTGTTGACCGAGCTGTTTCAGTTGGCACAAGAGGATCAATCGGCGGCAGGGTTGGCCTTGATCACCACAATGATCAAAGAAGCGATCATGCCTGATCAAGTTGATTTGTTCGATCAGGTCATACATTCAAAAGACATCGTGGTGAAGTTCGAGACCCTGACAGCGATCGGTCAATATCTGCTTGAGTGCTACATGAACAAAACCGGAAACCCTACGAGCGCGCAATCGCTATCTACGCCTGGATCTGTGCCAACTTCACCTACCTCAGTGGCCGATTATTTGTCGCAACCGGAACCGACATTGAAACCCTCAGCGCCGGTCGTTTATGCAACGCCGCCTACTCAATAATCGTTGATGATTACGGCGTATTTGCTGATCGGCACGAAGTACGCAAAGAATTAGATAAGGCGTGGGGTGTCAAAGATAGTGAGTTACAACAGGATGAATTTGATATAGATTCTTGGGGGACTTCTGAACGCGCGCAAGCCGATAACATGGCCGCAATGCAGTTCACGCAAGGAATCGAATGAGTGTTATCGGGGCGGCAGAGGTTGCAATTCGTCCCGATACCTCCACCTTTGCTGAGGATCTCAAAAGTAAGATCGGTGATGCACTCAAAAATCCTGCCGTTATAGCAGGGGCTGCGGTAGCCGCGGTGGGAGCGACCGTCACTGCCTTTGCGAAGGTTTCTGTTGACAAATTCAAAGAAGTCGGTAGTCAAGTCTCACAACTTACAAAGACCACCGGCCAGAGTGCGGAGTCAATGTCGCGCTTGCGTTTTGCTGCTGATTCCACAGGTGTGTCGACAGATACATTGGCCGGTGGTCTCAAGAAATTAGGTTTGACGATTGGTAGCAATGGCGATTCGTTGAAAAAGATGGGAATTGCCTATACCGATGCAAAAGGCAAAGCACTTCCACTTAATGAGACGCTTGCAAATGTCGCCGACAAGTTCAAAAATATGCCAGCCGGTATTGAAAAGAATAATCTAGCTATCCAATTATTTGGTAAAACCGGTACTGATCTAATCCCGATTTTGAACAAGGGTAAGGACGGGCTAAAGGAGCTAGGAGCCGAATCAGACAAATATGGTCTGACTCTTACAGGCAAAAACCTGGATTCAATTCGCCAAAATGCCAAGGCGCATAAGGAACTACAAGACGCTTTAGAGGGTGTAAAAGTCCAAGTAGGCGCAGCACTAATGCCTGTTATGGCGTCCTTTGCCGAATTCATAGCCTCAAAAGCCGTACCCGTATTATTGACTATTACACAGTTAGTGAAGACAGAACTTGCACCGATTTTATCTGTGCTTGCAGGAGCAGTCGGTGACGTTTACAACTCATTTGTCAAAGGGTTCACCAACACATCAAAGGTAAGTTCTAATCTGGGAATTCTTGGGTCTATTTTCCACAGTTTTGGTGAGGATGTAAAGAAAGTATTCAACCTTCTTTACGATGCATATGACGCTTTTGTGGGGGGATTCCAAAACCCCTATGCATCCATAGGATCGCATGTCGATTTATTGGACAAGATATTCCTGACCTTTGGTGCCGACGTTAAGAAGTTGTTTGAGGATGCAGTCATTGCATATGGATCATTCAAAGATGGCTTCAAGGATTCCAGCTCAATAGTTGATGAAGTTGGTCCTGTCGCTGTAGCTTTTGCGGCGCTAGGTGCTGTTTTTGGCGTGGCGCGCGTCGGACTGGCGGATTTAGTCGACTTTATTAAGACTCAAGCAATTCCGTGGGTTGTTGATGAATGGCATAAAGCTGAGCCCACAATTATCCAGTTTTGGAATTCCTTCAAGGAGAACATTGGCAAGGTTAAGGATGTAACTGAACAGGACCTCATCCCTAAGTTGATCGACTTGTGGAACACCCTCAAAGATAATCTCTTGCCAGCCGTAGAAAACGTTGCTCATGCGTTTGCTAATGAATTAGGTCCAGCTCTCTCTCAACTATCTGCACAGAACATTGTGCCTGTGCTCATTGGTATGGGTGCTTTAGCTGAAGCATTGAATCAGCTATCTGAATTCGGACCATTGACTGCTCTTTTCCAGAAACTTGGTTTCAGCATTGGTGGGCTTGCGATCCCTGGAGTCGCGGTGGCAGGGGTTATAGCGGGTCTGGGCATCGCTGCGACAGTCGCATATGAAAAATTCCGGCCATTCCATGATCTAGTTGACGAGACGGCTAATTTTTTCTTGGATTCCGTCTTGCCTAAATTCCAACAGTTTGGTGATTTCCTTGTCCAAACATTGACATCAGTTGGGGTGACATTGATAAGTCAGGTTCTCCCATCATTACTGGACTTTGGTAACTACGTCATTGGTCTTTTCACTCAGATCGTTGATTTCGTGAAGGCGTATTGGCCTGAGATAGCGCAGGCCATCAAAGAAGTAATGATTGTCGTCGGTGTTGTCGTTGTCGGCGCTTTGCTGGCGTTAAAGATCGCGTGGGATATTTTCCATAACGATATTTTTGCGACCGTTAAGGGCGTCTGGGATCTGATTGGTGCTGAAATTAAGTTTGCGCTCAAGATAATCCTTGACGATCTTGCTATCTTCCTTGATCTCATCACAGGTCACTGGGGCCGGGCATGGGATGACATGGGTAAACTTTTTGCCGATTACTGGACAGGAATGTTTGCGGTTCTCAATGCGGCATTTGAGATCATAAAAGGCATAGTCGGTATCGGTCTAGACGCCATTCTTTTCATTTTCAAAGCCATCTGGGACAGTATCGTTGCTGTCGTCAAAGGTGTTTTCGACGAGATTAAGTTGCTGATCACAACGGAACTTGACATATTGAAATACATTTTCTTCAATTGGACTGGTCCAGGGTTTCTCATTGCGCACTGGAAAGCCATTTCCAGTGGTGGAAAAGAAGAGTTTGACAAGCTCAAAAAAACGGTAATCGATACGCTGGATAGCGTTGTCGGTTTTATCGGTGGCATGGAAACAAAGATTGAAAAGGCTGCCTCGGGGATGTGGAACGGCATAACCAACGCTTTCAAGTCGGCGATCAATGCCATTATCAATGGCTGGAATAGCCTGAAGTTCACTACCCCCAGTTTTGATGCTGGTCCAATCCATTACCAAGGATTTACAATTGGGGTTCCGCATATTCCCAATCTTGCCGATGGCGGTGTTATCCCTGCCAGGCCTGGAGGCACTGTCTTCCGAGGCGGTGAAGCCGGTAGTGACGAGGCGATCGTTCCATTAAATTCAGGCTTTGTGCAGATGCTCGTTCAAGCCATGAGGACAGCGGGTGTTGGCAATAATGGAAGCAAGATTGAGAACCTCACCATTCAAAACAGTAAGACATTGCAAGAGAATCTTGACGAGATTGATCGTCTATCCTTGGGTGTCGCATGACTTGCGAACGATGGTTCTGGGATAGCCCGTTAGGGTTCACGCGCGAGCTAACTAACTTCGCGCCGAGTACTGAAGTTATGAAAGCCATCATCAGCCGATACGCACCGAAGGTCATTATCAACCGTCGCACAACGCCAAACAAAGCTGGCGCTACCACGATCTCTCGTCGTCATGATATTCGCACGATGCCGTTCCCTCTCGGCGCCAAAGGTTCTGGCATCACTGCTCTGCAAACTCTGCTGGCAGATATGTCACGCGAGATGGACGCTGTAGCTGGTGTAGGTATCCTCCGATATGTCGGAACGGACGTACGTATCTCAGAGCTGACGTGTGTGCAGACAAACCTTTTGGACACCAATCAATGGGTTGGATCGCAAGGCCCCGCGGGCTTGATGATCACCTTGCAGTTTGAAGCCGATGATCCCTATTGGCATCGAGATGTGAATGGTGGAGGTTTCGGGGGTTCTGCTCCAGGTTCATGGTTCCCAGGGATGCCGTGGGCATTGGGTGGATCGTCGATCCTTGGCAATGTGGTGGTGGATTCACACAGTGATGTGACTACCTACCCAATCTGGCTCATCAATGGACCAAGTGACGGCGATGTAGTGGCATCGGTTAGTCGCATAGATATTAACGGGAATCCTTTCACCGAAACATGGCATTTGGTAACCCCTCCATTTACGGCGGGTCAGACCATCACGGTTAACACACAAACAAAAACCGTTCGCGGTCCTGACGGCTCGAACTGGTTTCCGTTTCTCACGGAGTACAACTTGTGGGCCTTTGAGCGGGGAAATAATCCCATCACCCTCACGATGTCCGGAGCTACCAGTACCAGTTCGATCACCTATTCGTATCAAGACCTGACGTTGGCGCCGTGAAAAGTCAGATTCTCGTGCGTCGGCCTGATGGAAGTTTCGAGGGTGAGCTAGCGATCTACGACCAGTTCGACGCTATTCCTCGGTTCGCAAATGTGGGTAGTTGGTCAGTCAAGTCACCGTTGAGTGATCTGTCACTTCAGCTTGGTTCGCCAGGTTGGGGCCTGAGTTATATACGTAACGGGAAGACGATTATCAGCGGTCCGCAAACACTGCGAGAACTGAAATACGACAGCTCGACCAACACAATTATTGCTTCGGGCCTATCGGACCTAGTGGCGTTAAGCGACAAATTAGTGTGGCCTTCTCCGTTCCCATTTACGTCGGATGACTATGACGATCATCCAACCGTCGCTGCCGAAACGGCCATCAAATACTACGCGAGTCACAACATCACTGATCCGTTGCGACAGGTTCCCGCAACAGCCGTCGTCTCCTTTGCTGCTGATATGGGTCGCGGTTCTTTGGTGACGGATCATGGACGATTCCAGAATCTCCTCGACTTCTGTAAGGGCCTAGCTTTAGTTGGCGGTAACTTGGGTTTCGACATCCTTGATAATGAATTCGATGTTTACATCCCACGCGATCGTACGGCTGAGCAAGTGTTTTCGGTCGAGTCGGGAAGCGTGCTCGACATAGATTCAAAGACCTATCCCCCGACCGTGACGCGTGTCATCTGTGGCGGTGGTGGAGAAGGCGTAGCCCGTCTGTTCGTGAAGGCAGAAGACAACATCGCCGCTGCGCGATGGGGGCGCCACATCGAAGCGTTCGTGGATGCGCGTGACTCTATCGACACGGATGTTTTGAATACTCGTGCGATGGCGGCGTTGTTAAAGGGCGCCGAACGTACAGAACTTACTGTGACGCCGATTGATGTTCCAAATAGAACGTTTGTGGATGATTGGTATCTCGGCGATACGGCCAGTGATGGCAACGGGTTGTCTGGCGTCATCACCGAAGTGCATTTGACCGTTGACCAAAGTGGCGAACTCATCAAACCAAAATTGGATTCATCTAACTCCGCTACCGCTAGTTCCACACTCCGAGCATTTGACGCGATCCGCAAGCTCAACACTCGTATGCTCAATCTTGAAAGAAGCCAATAGATGGTTACAACTCTTGATCTCACATCGTTCCCCACTGCGCGCAATGATGCGACGGAAGACCTTTGGTCAAAATACTCAAAAGGTATCTCGCGTACTGGAATTATCTGGGGGATTGGCAACACATTTGAAACATATGGAGACTCAACTGGATTGTTTGTAAAGGTTAAAAGTGGGCGAGCATTGATCAATGGGGTGTGCTGTGATTCTGCATCGCAGAATACCTTTGCTATCGCTACAGCGGACGTAACCAACCCGCGCATCGACAACGTTGTCCTTCGGTTGACCACTACCAGCCCCGCTACGATCGCCTGCAAAGTTATTTCCGGCACGCCATCACCAAGCCCTACGGCTCCAGCGCTTTTGGATGATGCTACTCATACGGACCTTTTGTTGGCGAGAGTCAATGTTGCAGCGCTTGCGCCGACCATCAGTGCCGCTGATGTAACAGCGACTCCCCTTTATACAGGGGATACAGGTTGGTTCGATATCACGTCGACCCCTACTGTTGCTGCTGGCTCATCATTCACCATCGCGGCGTGGACACAAGACCTTGCCAGAGCACGTTTTGATGGGATGACGTGTCATTTCTATGTCAATGGACAGATTGCTTTGTCTGGTTCTAACCCAGGGGGACTTATTATGCCTCTCCCAATCCGCGCCACTAACCAAAACACCCCGATAAACGCATATGTATCTAATGATCTTCAGAGGGCAAAGATCACTTTTGATAGTTTTCAAGCTACCATCCTGGATATTTATCCAGTGGGGAGTAACACCTGGCCGACCGATGGAGTGCCAAGAGAATTAGGGATTTCGGGAACATATGAAATTTATCGGGCATCTTTCCTTGTCTGATTATCTTTCTCGAAGATCAGAACCACTAAGCTAAATCCCAAAGGATAGGGATGGACCTCGTAACCTTAGTCAGCGAACCGACAAATCTCGGGCCGAGTATGGCATCCGTACTTGGCGACGCTGTGGATGCGAACACCTCCATGCTACGCCATACTGACTCGTTAGAGATCGGGACGACCGTACGAATCTCCACTATTTGTGCGGTTGGCGATCAGCTCTCCGATCCAAGTGATGTCATCCTTCGGGTTAAAGACCCTCTCGGCGCTGAGACGTTCCCTGCTTTGTTTTCCCCAGGCACAGGTACATTTAGCGGAGATCTCGTTGTCGACCTTTCGGGTCAATGGCGCTTCCGATGGGAAACGACGGGTCCTAATGCAGTTCGAGAAGGCTCCTTCATAGTTCGTAGATCTGCCTATGGCGCGTTGGGAGACGTTATACCTCCCGATGTCGACGATGCATGGGGCGTCGGGCAATGGGGATCATTCCCTTGGCCTGGGACCACAACCGATTCTACCTGGGGTACATTTCCTTGGGGTCAATCTCCTTGGGGAGGATAGTTATGGGTACACCTACTGTTCCGTACGGTCTCTACATCCCAGCGCAAGGCGAACCAGGTGCTACATGGGGCGACCCTGTAGGCGCAAACTTTCAACAGATCAACGACGATCTGTTGGCAAACAGCAATGCCATAGTTGATGAAACTACTGCTCGTTCCAATGCTGTTAGCTCCGAAGCAAGCGCTCGTGTCGCCGCTGATGCTGCATTGCAGACCAGCATCACTGCTGGCGATACGGCTACCCTCACGGCTGCTCAGGCGTACGTCGATGCGGTCATTTCAAATCGTCAGACGAAACAACCAGTGCGTTTCGTCACTACAACCAACATTGCGTTGTCGGGGTTGGGTGCGCTCTCTGAAGGAACGCCGGTTGCTACTGATCGCATTCTTGTCGCGGGTCAGACAACAGGATCACAGAACGGTATCTATGTGGCCGCCTCTGGTGCATGGACGAGATCAACAGATGCAGATGCAACAGGCGAGCTTCTCGAAGGCTGTGTTGTCTGGGTTAGTGAAGGTTCAACATTTGCTGACTCAGGATGGGAACTCAGTACAGACGGTGTGATCACCATCGGTACGACTGCGCAGACCTGGACCAATTATTACAAAGGTGGTCTTTACGCAACCGCTGCCGCATTGACTGCGGAAACATCTGCTCGCACTACCGCCGACACAACGCTGCAAACCAACATCAACGCTAATACCACTGCGATTGCTAGCGAGACTACGGCTCGTACAACGGCCGATGCGTTGTTGACGATTTCTCTTACTGAAGCGGCAAACGTTTTCATTGCCGATTTCGCGCCTGCTGCGGACTCCATTAACCGCGTTGATACGACGAGCAACAATGTTATAGCCACTCTCCCGACTGCGCCACCAAACAAAACACGCGTGTGCATCAAGCACATCATTCAAGGTGGCACGAACGTCGTCACTTACAATACTGGTGGTAGCGATGTCATCAATAAAGCGGGTGGTGTCACCACAGGGTCTCTACCGGTCCTAGGCCAAGCAGTCACGTTGCAATATCGCACAACAGGGGCGATATGGACGGTCGTTAGCAATGATATCCCGCTCTCTTCGCTCGATTTGCGTTATGGAAGTGGCATTACTCGTCGAGCAGTTTCGGGCACCGTCACTGCTGCTTTCGGCGACGACATCGTGGCGGACACTACAGGCGGCGCATTTGCGATCACGCTGCCTGCCGCATCAAACGTGACCGCGCAAATCATTGTCACCAACATCGGTACGAGCCTACTGACTTTGACTGGAACGGTTTCAGGGATTGTGAACCCAACACTTGCGCAATGGGATTCACGAATAATTCGCAGTACCGCTTCAGTTCTGTTCTTTGTCTGAGAGGCCGCTAACTCAATGAGTTTTAATAACGCTAGATCAATCAAAATTCCGTCTTTGGAATTAGTCAGGTATGACGCTTTTGGACACTCCTACGTGCAGGGTCAAAATAACGATTCTGGCACAGCGTTCGTAGACCGCTTTAAAGCTCGACAGGGGTTAGGCACCTATTCCAATCGCGGAGCAAACGGTACGCGAACTGATGAGATGCTGGTGTCGATCATCGCTAATCATCCGACCGATACTCGCGGTCTTGTCTCGTTTATGGGTGCATTGAACGATGTAGGAGCCTATCTAGACGTGGCTGGTGCAACTACCACAAAAGAATGTTTTCGTTCATGTCTCGCATATCTGACATCCCGAGCGATACTCGCAAAAACTGACCCTGGGTTTGTTTACAACGGGACATGGGCCTCTGGCGCCTCTTCCACAGTTGGAAGCTATGTGGACTTCAGTTTTACAGGTGACGGCGCTTATGTACTTTTTGCGTATGTAACGACGACAGGTGGAACGGCAACAATCACCAATGTCGCGGGGTCTACCACTTATGCAAATGTCACCACCGGCAGCTATAAACAAAACTTTAACGGGGCAGTTAAAGTAGCTGGTCTCGGCGCTGGCTCTCATACGGTACGCATAACTGTCGCCAGCGGAACTATAACGATGGTGGGTGCGACTATCGTCAGCGCCAATCCCCCAATTGTTCTTTGGTGTAAAGAAGGTAGCTATCCCGCTCTCGAAGCCATTCCTACTTCTAAGGCACTTCTTTTTAACAATTACCATCCAGCGATGGCTGCCGTTGTGCCCGACTTTCCTACATGTATAACAGTTCCTGTTGGTGCAGGCTGGGATTACACAACAATGATCGGCCCCGATCTGGTCCACCCCAACCAAAAGGGCCATGCCTATTTAGCTCAGCAGATGGAACTCGCGTTAATCAATCAACCATTCGTTCAGGGTCTGAATCTCATGACTGCCCTGACTTCAGGCACCTATGCAACTCCCGTCACCGCCACTGACGATTTCGCAGTAGATGGTTCGCTTTCTGGTGCTGCGATGTTGACTGGTCCACTTACGTGGACCGTCAGTGCAAGCAATACCTTTACTAAATCCGGCGGCCAAGTTGCATTTGCTGGAACCGCGACTGCACCCGTCGAGGCTTACATCACAGAGCCTGCACTTGACGGAACGCTAAGCGTAAAATGCATTACTGCTCCGATAGCTGGTCATCTTTATGGACTTGGTTTTCGCCATTCAAATGGGGCAGACGGATATGTATTCTATTGGGATTCAAGTGCGAATTATTTGCTGAGGAAGCGTACAGGCGCCGGGTCGTTTACGACTCTTGTTACTGCGCCAGCAACGGCACCAGTCGGGGGCGAAACTTTAAGCGTCGTTCTCAGTGGAAGTTCTATTATCTGCAAGGTGAATGGGACCACAGTTATTTCAACAACCGATATAACTCAGACTGGAACACGTAAAGGTCTCTGGGGATTCACAACGGGTCTTGCGGGCACAACGTGGGACGACTTCTCTTGGGTGAATGCATAATGAGCTACACGTCATCGAAAACAATTCAAAAGAACCGAGCCTACGAGGTATCGCCTCTCTACATTTATGGGCATTCCTTCACTGCTGCTGTTGGTTTGCAGTGTACCTCTGGCAATGAATTCTTCAGACGTGTTCAAACGCATATGGCGATGTCGGCAATTACAACATACGGCATCTCATCCAGCCGAATGATTGAGAACTATCATGATGTGATCGCTGCAACTTTTGCAGGCGCTTCAGCGGGTAGTACGTGGAATGGAACACGTAAAGGTTGGACGCTTCTCGACTGTGTTACAAATGATGCATTCAATTTTGATGTGTCCTCTGGTACTGCAACAGCGCAAGCATTAACAGCGGGAGCGCAAGAAGCATATAAACGAGCTTTGGATGGATATTTAACTGTTATCTCTAGTTCAGATCGTGTCGAATCATCTGCGGGAACAACGTCGGGGACGTGGACTACTGGCTCGTCGGCAACCTATTCAGGCGGATCTATTCTCCGTACGATCGTGCAAAATTCTTATGTCGATATTGTCGCAACGGCAACGGCGGCAGGTGAGTTGGACGTTGTCACGTTCGTTGTCGCTGGAGCTACCAACGGAACTATGGATGTTTCAGTTGACGGCACTGTTGTCCAAACAATCTCAAGTTGGCCCACAGTAGATGGCGTTGTTACGCGTCGTTCGGGCAATACCGTTACCGCCATCCCATACATCGTGAAATTGACCGGTCTATCTGCTGGGTCACACACGATTCGTGTCAAGAAAACAGATGCTACTTCCAACTTTATTTACGTCGACTGCGTGCTCATTAAGTCCGCATCACCGGTCCCAGCTATCATATTGCGAGACCCACTACCAAATACAACTGGTTCAAACGGCGCCACGACATCAGGCAATCGCCCCATTATCGTCTCAAATATGCCGCTACTCGACGCGCTGATTACTAGTACTGCTGCTAACTATCCCAACGCAATCATCATCGATCCAGGCTTGTCAAACCCCGCGGATATTGGCGTAACCGATGGCATCCATCCCAATGATCGCGGTATGCGCAAAATGGCGGATGCGATTGTTGCCGGTATCCACGATTCCATTTACGATCCCGACTCCCTCTACCTGGCTGTATAGGTTAATGAATGGGTGTAGAGACTGAGCCATATGAACTCTATGTTCCTGCTCCAGGTGAGCAAGGGATCAAATGGGGTGCAAAGGTATCAGCCAATTTCCAGAAGTTAAATGATGACATCGTGGCGGTAAGCGGCGCTCTCGCTGATGAAACCACAGCGCGTTCCGTAGCTATTGCTGCTGAAGTAGTCGCAAGAAATGCAGCGATAGCAGCTCAAAGTCTGGTCCCCGTCTCTGCACTCACCGCTGATGTCGTTGCTCAAGGCGTCGGTGTGTGGGGGGCGCAAAGAATCACGCCGAAGTTCCCAACGTTCTCCTCGGTGCTCACTACTTTTGCATCAGGACATGGTTGGACTGGTGGTACGGACGATACGAGTAAGTTTCGTTTAGGTTCACGTTCGCTGCGCGTTAGTTGTGCCGTTAGTCCGTCCACGCTGACCTATGTATTGTCGCCTGCTATTTCCCCGACGATTGACGTAGTAGCCAACTGTCTCGAATTCATGGTTTACCTACAGGGCAGCACTGGTAATCTCACCTCTTTCCAGGTCGAGGCGTCAAGCGATGCCGGCACCACATGGGTAGCCACCAACATCTATACAATCAACAATCTTGAAAGCGATCGTTGGGTAACGCTACGTGTCAACAAGGACGCCTTTGCTTCAATTGGAACTACCTCATTTACTGCGATCAACAAACTACGTGTTGGCGCTCGCACGACTTCGGGATCGGTGCAATCGTTCTGGTTGCAGCGAATAGGTGTCTATGCGGCGACAGAAACGAAAGCCTCGATCACAATATGCGTCGAGGCATATAGTCCCTGTTACCCCGTCATGGATGAATTCATTACACGCGGGATGCGCCCCACTCTCCTTGCTCGACCATTCAATGTTCTCAATGGATTGACCAACTCCATGACATTGGCGCAATTGCAAGAATTGCATTTCAGCTTTGG